TACTAAAAACATATTTGAGTTCGGTAATGTTGGTATAGGTACAACATCACCAACTGCAACTTTAAATGTAGTAGGTGGAGCTCAATCTTACCCTGCAACAAGTGGAACAACTCAAACTGGTTATTTTGCTCGTTTTCAAAATGTTAGTACAGCATTAACTTTAGATGTTGGTGGTAATGGAGGTAATGGTAACTGGATACAATCAACTAATTCAACTGATTTAAGTGTAAACTACGTTTTATTACTTAATCCAAATGGTGGTAATGTTGGTATAGGCCTTACATCTCCAGCTGCTAAACTTCATATATCCCAAAGCGGTACAGAAGGATTGTATGTAGATGGAGATGGTGGCTACTCAACTATAAAATTAAGGTATGGAGGATCAGCCAAAGGAGAATTTACTTGGGGTAACGCAAACTCGTCTTTATACTTACAAAACTTTAATAGCTCTGGAATATTTGCTTATTATAGAAACGGCACAGCAGACTTATATATAAATGGTAGCGGTAATGTAGGTATAGGTACAACATCCCCAAGCTATAAACTAGACGTACTAGGAGCTACAAGAATACAAGTAGCGTCCGGAAGTAATTCAAATTCTACATTAGATATAACAGCAGGAAATTCTAACTATAATGCTACTATTGACTTTGGATATTGGGGTGCTGGTTTTGACGGTACTCTCTGGTTAGCAGGTAGGTACGGAACTGATGGCGGTAAGTTTAAAATAATAGATGCAGGTTCAGGTACTGCATTTGAAAGAATGGTTATAACAAGTAACTCATCAGCTCCTATAATTTCTTTCCCAACAGGAAGTGTTGGTATAGGTACATCATCACCTGCTGTTAAACTAGTAGTGAGTGGCGCCGTTTATTTAAATCAAACAGCAGACTATTTTGGAGCTACTACAACTATTCAAATGGATAGTGCAGGTAGTGGAAACTCTATAGGTTTCCGTACCAACACATTCTATCTTTATCCTTTTTCTTCAAATACAGCTGCTAGTTTATGGTATGGATATAATGGATTTACATCATGGAGATTAAGCAATGTTGGAGGTCATGCCAGATTTGGAATATTTAACAGTGGAAGTTCAGAATTAGTTTCAATAGCTTATAGCGGTAATGTAGGTATAGGTACTACATCACCAGTAGCAAAATTAGAAGTTAATAATTCTACTCAAGATAGTCATTTCTTTGCAATTGGTACTGCTCCTAGTATTAATTTAATGAATGCAAATACCGCAGCCCAGTATCAAGGTACTATGGGTATGGCTACAACATCTAATCATTTCTTCACAGGAACAGTAGCAGGTGATCTTTGTATAGCAAATAGAGGTACTACTTCTGGAAGTATATATTTTGGTTGTGCAGCTAGTGTTATTAATGCATCTCTAACAACAGCAGGTACATTTACTGCTAGAGGTGATGTTGTTGCTTTTGGTACTCCATCTGATATATCATTTAAAACTAATATTGTACCTATTGAAAATTCTCTTGACAAAATAATAGGATTAGAACCTGTATATTTTACCTGGAAAGAAGATGTCAAGTCTAGTAAATTAGCTGGTATTAAAGATGATATAGGTTTTATAGCTCAGCAAGTACAGGAAATATTACCTGAACTTGTTAAATCAAATGATGATGGCACTTTATCTCTTAGAGAAAGAGGAATTATACCTCTACTTGTAGGAGCAATCAAAGAACAACAAAAACAGATAGACGAGCTTAAATATTTATTACAAAGTAAAACATAATATAATGGCTTTAGACATTACTTATACATGGAATTTTAATCCTCTTGAATCATATCCAACAGCATCTGGTGAAACAGATGTCGTATTTATGGTACATTGGCAACTATATGGATCTACAGGATCTTATCAGTCTTCTGTTATAGGAACTCAGAATGTCACTTATGAAACAGGTTCTGTATTTGTTCCTTATGATCAATTAACATACGATACAGTTTATAACTGGATGACTGCTTCTATGGGTGTAGACAAGATGAATCAATTTGAAGCTACAGTAGCTCAACAGATTGAAAATCAGATCAATCCTCCTGTATTAGTACAAACAGCTCCTTGGTTAACTACTAGTACAACTACAACTACTACGACTTTACCTGAATAATAGTTTATGGCGCTACCTAGTTCTGGACAAATAACATTTAATGATGTAAGGACAGAAATGTCTCAAAGTAGCAAAACAAACTATTCATTTGAAGAGTGGGCTTCAGGAGCATGGTCTGCAACTATAGGAAATAGTTACTATACACCTATAAATTTAGAATCATCTGGGTCTATATTTACGGAGAGTAACCCTTTAGATATTTACGGTGGAGTATCAATGTCTCAATGGTATAATTACAATAGATCAAAATCTGTTGCTTTATCTACTACCACTAGTTTATATCCGCATGTTAGCGATTACTGCTATCCTTCGTCTATGATTATTATAGATGCAGGAACAACAAGCACAACACTATCTCTTAATATATCAGGAAGTGCTATATATCCTTATGCTGGATATTGGTATGCCTTTTATGGTAAGCCTTGGCAAGTAGGCGGAGGAGGTACAGGATCTGCCACTATTATAACAGGAAGTAGTACTGCTTTTGATGTAAATTGGAGCTTCAATTATAACTATACTTATGATGCTAATAAAGGACAGTATCTATATTTTGTGCTCTATCAAGACAACTGCTTTGCACCTTAAAATATTATACTATGGGATATAAAATATGGGTGGCTACTGCTGTTAGTTATAATGTAACTATATATTCAAGAGCTGGTGCTGCCCCTAATGATAGTTATGATTTATATTATAGCCAAAATGGAAGTAGTTGGACATTTTTATCAGGCCCTTTAAGTTCAACTAGCTGTACTCAGATTTCAACAGTAACTATTACTTCAAGCACAATATATATTAAAGCTCAAAATGATGTTGATAATAGTCAAATATATATTAGAGGTGCAAATAGTTCTATTTGCCCAGCTAATTTAAATGTAACTTGTGAATATAGTACAGCAATCACAGGAACAGAAGATGTAGCTATTACTGTATATGTAGATGGAGTTGGAGATTATGAAATATGTCCTGTATAGATTTTTACTCTAAATTAAATTTACTCAATTTCTGTATATTTATAAATAAATAATCATTTTATGTTACAAATCATTTTGTTATTGGCAGTTGCAGGTATAGCTGCTTATTTTATTGCCTCTTCTAGGAAGAGTAAAGTAAGAGATCATATTAAAGAAACTTCCTCACCTGTAACTCCTATTTTTGATCCAGTAATTCCAGCTCCTGCAGTTGAAGAAACTCCTGTTGAAATAGTTGCTACAGAAGAACAAAAGACTGAATTAAAAGAAGCTAAAAAGAAGGTTGTAAAAAAAGCTCCTGCTAAAAAAGAAGTAGTAGCTAAAAAAACTACCAAAAAGACAAAATAATATATGGAAAAAGTTACGTTAAAGCTATTTGAATTCTATAATCTAGAGGCAGAATTAAACGGTGTTACAAACCAACAAACCGGAGAAACTATTTTAAATGGTCTCTTGAATGAAAAAATTAAACTGACTACAAAGTATTGGTTAACAGATTTAGTTAAAAAAGTATCGGAAGAAAAACAGTCTATAGAAAAGCTTAAAGAAGAGTTAGTTAAAAGGTACGGTACTGTTGATGAAAATGGAAACATTTCTATTCCTGTATATAATAGTGTAGAAAGGGATGAAGAAGGTAAGATTACTTCTGCTGAACCTAATCCAAAATACCTTGAGTTCCAGAATGACTTTAATAAACTTTTACAAGAAGAAAGAGAATTAGAATATAGGGCTTTCTCTTTAAGTGACTTTGATTTAGTTGAATCTAATGATAATTATAGCACATTTTTTAAACTCATCAAAGTAGATGAATAACCTGATTTTTGTTTTTTAATATAAACAAGTGGCTCTCTTTAATTAGAGGGCCATTTTATTTCTCTCAATAGTTTTATATATTTATTATGGGTAATATAACCGAAACAGAATTACAAAGGATACAGTTAATAAAGAAAGACTCTATCGAAGTTGCATCAAATTTAGGAGAACTATCTTATCAAAAGATAGCAATCGAGTTGCTTATAGAAGAAGAAAAGAAGAAAATAAAGGAGATAAAGACTAGAGAAGCTCAACTTCTAGAAGAACTTAAAGACAAATACGGTAACGTCAACATAAATATAGAGACAGGAGAATTTCAATAAAGTGTTTTGAATAAAGTATTGATATTTATTACTAGATAAAAATAACATAAATGGCCGAAACACTTATTAGCCCAGGAGTTTTCTTACAAGAAAACGATTTATCCCAAATAACTCAAGGTCCTGTTGCTGCTGGCGCAGCTATTTTAGGTCCAACCGTAACCGGTCCAGTAAACATTCCTACGTTAGTAACTTCTTATTCAGAATACAAAGCCATCTTTGGTGCTGCATTTGTTTCTGGAGGTGCTAACTATGAGTATCTAACTTCAATTGCTGCGCTTAATTACTTTGAGCAAGGCGGTGATTCTTTGTTAGTTACTAGGGTAGCTTCTGGTTCTTATACAGCGGCAACCTCTTCTGTATATTCTAATATAGGAATTACAGCTGCTAGTGCGCAATTAAGTTTAACATCTGCTGTTACTCAAGGATACACTGCTAGCTTTAATGGAGTTAATGTGATACTTTCTGGATCATCAGCTCAGGATGTATTTAACAATGCTACTTCTTCTGGAGTTATTACTACTAATCCTGCTTCATTTAACACTAATGCAACTATCAATAGTAGTGCTTCTTTTTCATCTCCTACTATGACAGTTACTGCTAATACATTAGGATTTGTTGGAAACACTTACTACTATACTTCTGGATCTACTACAGTTTACTATACTGGAGGAAATAATTCTGTATCATTTGAATTAGAGACTTTATCTGTAGGTTCTATAATGGATAATGTAGGATATTGGAATTCTGGATCTAATGGATCTCTTCCTTCTGGTTCTTCTGCTAATGTTCGTTGGGAAGTAGTTGCTTCTAATTCTGGATCAGGATTATTTAGTCTTATAATCCGTCGTGGAGATGACTATAACAATAGTAAGACTATTCTTGAAACATGGAATAATCTATCTTTAGATCCTAATCAAAATAACTATATTGCATACGTAATAGGTGATCAAACTAGAACAGTTCGTCAAGATTCTACTGGTGACTATTATTTACAGATTTCAGGATCTTATAGCAACAATAGTAGGTATGTAAGAGTTAAGTCTGTTAATCTTCCTACTCCTGGATATTTTAGCCAAACTGGAGTTGCACAAAATGAATATACTGCATCTCTTCCGTTAATAGGTTCAGCATCTGTTGCTGGTGCTTTTGGAGGTTCAACTGGAGCAATCTTCGGTTCATTTGGAAAAGCTGCTGTAAACTTCTTTGAATCTATACCAAATGTAAGTTCAGTAGTAGCAACACCTTCAACTAATATTCAAGGTATACACCCAGCAGATTATGCAGTAGGTATTAACCTTCTTGAAAATAATGATGAGTATGATTTCAATGTAATTTATGCTCCTGGATTGACTAGCAAAAACGCTCCATCTGCAGTATCTGATATAGTTTTATTGGCACAAAATCGTGGCGATGCTATCGCAGTTGTTGACATGGTAGGATATGGTTCACAAATCAGTCCTGTAATAGCTGAGGCTGTTGGATATGATAACTCATATGCAGCAACTTACTGGCCATGGGTACAAATCAGAAGCCGTGAAACTGGTAAATTGAACTTCGTTCCTGCTTCTACTTTGGTACCTGCAGTATATGAATACAATGACAAGGTGAGTGCTGAATGGTTTGCTCCAGCTGGTTTGAATCGTGGTGCTTTGGCAACAGTACTTCAGCCAGAAAGGAAATTAACTGTTAACGATAGGAATACTCTTTATCAAGGTAAAGTTAACCCAATCGCTACATTCCCTGGAGTTGGTACCGTGATCTACGGTCAAAAGACTCTCCAACAGTAGCCATCTG